ACAAATGGTTAGCTTTTATGGTCCCAAGGCTTTTGGTTGGGTTCTTAGTTACGACGATCCTGGCAGAGCCGTTGCTGAAGCTTTGGCATCAAAAAAACCTGCCTTAGCGCTTAAGGCGTTATATAAAATGGTAGATACCGCTAATTACTCAAATACTGAATTTACTAAAGAGCAGGCAATGCAGGGTTTAAAGTCTGCAATTTTCAATTACACGCTAGTAAAATCCAACAATCAAGCAGGTTTACCTAACGGCGATGTATTGCAAAAAGAATTGTTTACACAATTAAAAGGAACAAGTCCTGACACCAAGTTTACTTTAAGTGATTTCTTAATTAAAAACGGCTTGTCTACTGAAGCTGAAATAAAAGATGTTGAAAAACTTGTTAAAACAATTCGTGGTATTGAAGACGCTTTTGCAAAAAATGACTTTGAAAATATATTATTCAAAAATCCTAGCCTAGCTAAAATGTTTGCTATTAGAATCGCAGGTGCTACAGCAGGTTCAGCAGCCCAGCAAAGATTGAAAAGTCTTTTAGGATTGCCTCAGATGAGTGGTGGTTTGATTGCTGAACAAACTGGTTCAGAGTTAGTTCAACGTCTTTTACTGAAAGGACCTCGGGCTCAACAAATAAAAGTAATGACTGAGATGTTTTCTAATCCAAAACTTTTGGCAGAAATGTTAAAAGAAATTCAAGATAAAAAGTCCAAAGATAAAGCAATTCAAACTATGGAAATGTTCTTCACTCCACTAGCCCGACAGGGGGGTCGACGTTTACCTATAGGAATCGGAACCGCAGAAAGACGTATCTCTGAAGATGTCGAGTTGTTAGAAGAACAACCCGAAGAACAACAGGCAGTGCCTCCTGTTACAGAAGCACCGGCGCCTAGACCAGAGGTCGTTGTGCCGCAACAGCAACCACGGCCCACGGCACGTCCGCTACAGACATCGATGGCACTTCCGGCGCCACAGGGCGGCAAGGTTAATCCGCAGACAGCGGCACGTCTATCAGCGGCATTTCCTGAAGATGAGATACTAGCGATGGCTAATCCTACTACGTCTGGGATTGGCTCACTGATGGGATAGCCTGATCGGCTCCAATTATGGACACTCAAATTTGCTCGGAATGCAGACGAGAGTTAGCTAAAGACGAGTTCGAGACAAGAGAGTCTCCTCGCAAAAAAACGTTTACTCGAACTTATTGTAGAGAATGTCATCAAGCAAAAAACAATAAGTCTAAGTCATCGAATCCCCGCTCTTATTTAGCGAACTCTTGTGCTCAATTAAAGTACGCGCGTCAGAAAGAAGGTATCGAGTGGCATTTAACCACTTCTGAATTAATTGAGTTATGGGATGAACAAGAGGGTAAATGCGCACTTACGGGTCAATTTATGACCTGGTATAAGGGCGAGGGACCGCAAGACCTGAATGTATCTATAGATAGGATTCACCCGGACAAGCCTTATTATAAAAGCAATGTCCAGCTGGTATGCTATCGAATGAACATAATGAAACATACGCTTAATGATTCAGAGTTATATTGGTGGTGTAAAAATCTTGTTATGACTATGGAATATAAGTGATGATAGACACATTAGAATTAGTTGAAGTTGAATGGATGGATGCTTGTGAGATGGAAGCAGGCTGGCATACATTGGATGATATTAAAGATCATACGATCTGTCCGTGTCGCGATGTCGGTTGGCTAGTGCCCACGGACCGCGATGATCAGGTAGTTATCATGGCTAGTTTTTCAGGAAACCTGACTACACCTTCTGATGATGTAGACCAAGGCGGACGCGTTACAGCCATACCCAAAGCTTGGATTGTTAAGATACGCAAACTTGTGTATCATCGCGACTGATTTTAGTGCGGTAATTGCTGTTCTTTAGATCAACCAATCTCGAGCTTCTTCGCCTAAAACTTGTTCTGCTAGATTAATTTTGGTGCGGAGAGCCTTGATTATCTTCTCTTCAACCGTGTTAGGAACTACTAGATCGATGTAGTTCACAGGTTTTTTCTGACCAATACGGTGAGCTCTATCCTCAGATTGCAGCCTAATTTCAAGATCATAGTTATTGCTGTAGTAAACTACAGTGTCTGCTTCCGTAAGTGTGATTCCATAGCCACCAGTTCGCGGCTGACCAACAAAAAACCTTAGACCGCTGTTAGGGTCTTGAAATCGATTGACTATCTCTTGTCGCTCATCTTGGGGCGTCTCACCGTAATAGCTTGCAACGCTATCGTCACCAAACTTTTGAGATAATTCTTGCTCAATCTTGTGGATATCATAGGTGAAGTTACACCATATAATAATCTTGCCCGACGCTTCTTCGATCACGGACATTAGTTCCTTAATCCGATTGCAAGGTAATTCTTGCAACGGCTCGTCGTCCGGTGCTAGAAACCCACAACAAATCTGCTGAAGACGCATGATCTGTGTCAAAACACTTTGTGTTGTAGCCAATTCACCAGAATCAAATTGAGCGAGAGCTAGTTTTTTCATCTGGTTATAGAGCTTGGCTTGCTCGTCAGTGATTTCCACATCACGGCGCTGATATATTTTATCGGGTAAATCCAAGCAATCTTTTTTCAACACACGATTACTAAACTTATCTAACTTAGCATTAAGTTCATCTAATCGCTGATAGCCTGTTATTTGTTGGAACGCCTTGGGTCCCATTGATACACGTTGAACATGCGCATATCTGCCCTGAAAAGCATAGTAACTATTAAAACCGAGTGCTTTGGTGCTTAGAAAACTGCATTGGCCATACAAATCCATGGGAGATCGTGTGATCGGACTGCCGGTAAGTATTCTCCGATAATCGGCATACTCGCCAAGCTTTACTATATTTTTAGTGCGCTGTGCCTGCCTGTTTTTAATCGTTGTTGATTCATCGACAATCATTATGTTGCCAGGATTTTTCATCAAGAAAGTGTATGCCGCCTGCGCCCCGCGCTTTGAAGACAAAGATTCGACATTCATTACAAATATGCGCAGTTGTTTATCAGTATTCGGTACCAGAATAGTGTCGAGTTCTTTTTTAAACTTCTTTGACGTGCTGGGAGTCCATCTTACTGCATGGTACTCGACGCCTAAGTGTATCGGTAATTCTTTTTTATACCAGTTATCATAAACACCCTTGGGTGCAATAATTAAAGCCGCTGATATTTTATCATCACAATACAATCTCCCTACGGTATCGATGGCTACTTTTGATTTACCCGTACCCATCTCCATGAATAGTGCGTAATACTTCGCGGACCACGATTCTTCGAGTGCAGTTTTTTGATGATCGTATGGAGTTGTTTTGAAATTATATGTTGACATGGCGGTAGTATTGGCGGTAATCTCACTTTTGTCAAGCCCCGAAAGGTGGCTTTAATAACGAAAGGAGAAAAAAACGTGTCTAACATTCTAGACCAAATGGAGAAAGATTTTGAAAATCAGTTCTCCGACAATCTCGATAAGCTTGATACAAAAGAGCTCGGCTCTGTTGCACATATAGCTAAAGAGATTGCAGCTAAAGAAGCTTGGGTCGCGGATCTTGAAGATCAACTTAAGACTGCGAAACAACAACTTCTTAAACTAACTGACGAAGATCTACCAACGCTACTTGCTGAACTAGGTCTATCTAAGTTTACCCTTGACGACGGCTCTGAGGTCACTATCAAGCAGACCTACGGAGCAAATATTCGCAGTGATCGTAAATCCGAAGCCTTTGATTGGCTCAGAGACAACGGATATGACGATATCATCAAGAATACTGTCGCGTGTAAATTTGGTCGCGGTGAAGACAGCCTTGCTGAAAGCTTCATTGAAGTTGCAAGCAAAGCAGGATTCGCAGTTGATCAGAAAACTGAAGTGCATCCACAGACATTACGTGCGTTTGTTAAAGAGCGTGTGGAATCTGGTGATGAATTTCCCATGGAAATGTTCGGTGCTTACATCGGACAACGTGCAATTATAAAAAGAGGTAAATAACTATGACTACAAGTAAAGCAGTTGCAAAGAAAGGAAACACTGAGCTATCCGTTTTAGACATTTCATTGTTTGAAGCAGATGCTGGTGCGGGTAATGAAAACATGGGAGCAGAAGATCTTGCTCTTCCTTTTCTAAAAATCTTGTCTGGTCTTGATCCGGTCTTGGATCAGAATGAAGAAGCACGCAAAGGTGATATCTATAACACTGTCAGCGGTCAGATCTACAAAGGCAAAGAAGGCATCAAAGTCATCCCTTGTGCCTATCAACGTCGATTCATTGAATGGGAACCACGCGGTAAAGGCAACGGTGCTCCAATCAATATATACGCGCCGGGTGAGGCTATCCCTGATACTGAAAGATCACCTGATGACAACAAAGACTATGTTGTCGGTGGCCAAGGCCAATACATTGAAGAAACACATCAGCATTTTGTTATGCTTCTTAATGAAGACGGCGGCGCAGAAACTGCATTGATCGCAATGAAATCTACACAGCTGAAAAAATCACGTAAGTGGAACAGCATGATTGCATCAACTACTCTTCAAGGTAACAACGGTACCTTCGTACCACCACGCTATTCACACATCTATGAGTTGAAAACAATTCAAGAGGAAAACTCTAAAGGTTCATGGCACGGCTGGGAAATGTCTCGAGTTGGTTTAATCGAAGACGCATCCCTTTATGCTCAAGCCAAGGCATTTAGTGAATCAGTAAGTGCAGGCGATGTTAACGTTAAGCACTCGAATGATGAACAAAAGCAGGACATCCCGTTTTAAATAAACCCTTCCTGCTAACAGGCGGCGGGCAACCGTCGCCTACTTCATTAAAGAATAACTATGAGCGTAGATAAATTTTCAGCCATATTCGACGGGCTCAAAGAAGCTTATGGCACATTTAAGATCGAGAAAAAACAAGCCAATGGCAAGAATATAGGTCGCGCAGGATTAGTTCGTCAACCACGGACCATGGACCTTTGGGAAAAACATCTGCAGGGTACGTTCGGAATCGGCATCATACCGATCAACGAAGACAATAGCTGTAGATGGGGGTGTATTGATATCGATCAATACCCGCTAGATCACAAAGCATTAGTCGATAATATCGCTAAACTAGAATTTCCTATGGTCGTATGCCGATCTAAATCCGGTGGGGCTCACTGCTTTTTGTTTACAAAAGATTGGGTACCGGCGGTCGATATGCAAAAGACCCTACAACATATCTCTGCCGCACTAGGATACAGCGGTTCTGAGATATTTCCAAAACAAATTAAACTACATCTTGATCGAGGTGACGTAGGTAACTTTTTAAATCTACCTTACTTTGATGCCGAAGATGGATTGCGTTACGCCATAAAAGAAGATGGTAGCTCAGCAACATTAGAAGAATTTTTTGAGCTCTATGACCAACGTGTTATAGATCAAGAACAATTGCTCGGACTGCAAAGTAAAGAAAAGGTCCAAGAGTTCATGAAAGACGGACCACCGTGCTTGCAGATATTGTGTCAGCAAAAGATATCTGAGGGCGGACGCAACAATGGATTATTTAATTTAGGTGTTTACCTACGTAAAGCATTCCCTGATTCATATGAAACAGAAATACTTACTTACAATGCAACGTATCTAGCACCGCCGCTACCGCTCAATGAAGTAAACCTGGTAGCCAAACAATTAGATAAAAAAGACTATGCGTATAAATGCACGGACGCACCTATCAATGCGCACTGCAATAAAGATCTATGTCGCACACGTAAACACGGCGTAGGTGTCGGAACGCACGGAGCGCCGATCGCGAACCTACGTAAGTACAATTCCGTACCGCCAGTATGGTTCCTCGATGTCAATGGCGAACCACTAGAACTCGATACCGATGCTCTACTATCACAAGCTGTGTTTCAAAAAGCTTGTATGGAACAGCTTAACTTCATGCCGCCCACATCAAAGAAAATAGATTGGGAAGCACGCATCTCGTGTCTTTTAAATGAGATGAAAGAAGATGAAACAGCGGTCATCGAAGTAGCGCAGGACGCTTCAACCAGCGGACAGTTCTACGATTTCTTAGATGAGTTCTGTCATCACCAACAAAAAGCACAAGATAAAGAAGAGATCTTACTGCGCCGCCCGTGGGTCGATGAAGATAAGAACCTTACGTTTTTCAGACTCAAAGATTTTGAAGCGCATCTGCGTAAGAATAAATTCTTTGAATATAAGTCACACAAGATCGCTCAGCGATTACGTGACATCAACGGCGAGAGCACTGTACTTAAAATTAAGGGACGCGCTGTGCGAGTGTGGGCAGTACCTTTCTTTAATGCAGATAGCCTCGAACTTAAATCCACTAAATTTAACTCAGGAGAACAACCTTTCTAATGATTGTTCGATGTGATGGCAAAACATGCCCTTTGAGAAAAAGTTGTAAACGAGCAGAAACTTCCGATCTAGATGAGTTTCCTGTTTGGGATATCGTGCGCTACACAGTAACTAACGGTGGTAGCCAAGTTAAATGTTCTAACTTTATGGTTAAACTAGATGTTAAAAGCGGATGGATTTGATGACGCTATCATGGGCGTTTGTAGCATTTGTGACAAGCATGACCGGCTTGTCTACGATTACGATGACTGTGTAAAAATACTGATGGATCGTGACGGGATGACTTGGGAAGAAGCAGTAGAATACTTAGAGTTTAATGTGCTGGGAGCTTACGTTGGCGAGGAAACTCCTGCATTTATTCGTATGTTAACAATGGAAGAGGCAATGGAAATTTATGGCGAAGACAGTTAATAAAAATAAAGATCGAGATGATGAGATTTGGTATATGTATACCGAACTTCTCATGACACTAACAGCCATCGGTAAAAAGATGGACTTAAGTAGAGAGCGCGTGCGTCAAATAATCGAGAAAAGAAAAAGAAGTGTTTAGACTTTTCGGACCACCAGGAACCGGCAAAACAACAACTTTGCTGAACATGGTAGACAAAGCACTCAACGAGGGCGTTCATCCAACTAAAATTGCATTCTTAGCTTTTACTAAAAAAGCCGCAACAGAAGCAAAAGAACGTGCCGCAAAACGTTTTGATCTTGATCCTGAAAAAGATTTATTTTATTTCAGGACCCTGCATAGTCTTGCATTTAGTTTGATTGACGTTAACAAAGATCAGATCATGCAACCAGAACATTACCGAGAATTAGGTAAGGCCATAGGTTTTGATCTAGAAGCTACGTCAGATGGTGACAGCGACGAAGGTTTTGGTCAGGTAACTAAAATCAATCATCCTGTTCTTAACTTAGTTAACCTTGCGCGTTTATGTAAAACTGATTTGCGCAAAGAATATAATCGATCCAATGTTTCACAAGATTGGATCACGGTAAAATATATCCATGACTCTTACATGAATTATAAAAATGCATTTAAGCTTTATGATTTTACCGACATGCTGGAACTCTTTATAAAAGAAGGGCAACACCTGTGCCCAAGCTTTGAATTAACTTTCTTAGATGAAGCGCAAGACTTGTCTCCACTGCAGTGGGATATCGCACACCTGCTCGATGGTAAATCTAAAAAAATGTATTGTGCTGGAGACGACGACCAAGCTATTTATAAATGGGCAGGTGCTGATGTCGATCACTTTATTCATCTTGATGGCGGTGTCGAAACACTTACGCAGTCGTACCGCATACCTAAGAACGTACACAATCTTGCCAACAATATTGTCTCACGGATCACGAACCGTTTTCCTAAAAAATATGAACCAAAACAAGAACTTGGAAGCGTTCAGCGTGTATACTCAGTAGATGAAATCGACATGTCTAAAGGCAGTTGGCTCATTCTATCGCAGGCACATTTCTTTTTATCTAACATTATTGATCAACTTAAATCTGCTGGTGTGTTCTTTGAAAGTCGAGGACGTTCGAGCGTTCCTGAGACTATTGCGACCGCGGTAATGAGTTGGGAAACATTGAGAAAAGGTAAAACAATTACTGGCGACCAAGCACGTAAAATGTATGCTTACCTATTAGCACACTATGGTGTTAAGCGTGGCTTCAAAAAACTACCAGCACTCTTAGATGATGATCAGGTAACAATGGATGACTTAGTCAATGATCACGGACTTGCTGTTGATCCAACACTTATCTGGCATGAAGCGTTAAAATTAATACCTGAAACTGAACGAGCATACTTAACCGCGCTACTTAGACGAGGTGAAAAAATCACGACTAAGCCTCGTATAAAACTATCCACGATCCACGGCGCAAAGGGCGGTGAAGCAGACAACGTGGTTGTTCTTACTGATCTAACTTACGCCGCAATTAATCACGCAGAAACATATCCCGATGACCTGCATAGAGTTTTTTATGTTGCAGTTACACGCACACGAGAAAACCTGTTTTTAGTTGAACCTGAAAACAACGACCGTTGCTATTACATATAAGGAATAATAATCATGGCATTACAAATGGCACTTCCCGGAACCATCACTGCAACTGAATGGCTTCCGCCTGACGAATTTCCAGACCTCACGGATGCAAAAGAAATCGCCATCGACGTCGAAACACGCGACCCGGACATTAAATCATTAGGTCCAGGCTGGGCAACTGGTAACGGTGAAGTAGTCGGATACGCCATTGCAGTCGATGGATGGAGCGGATACTTTCCCGTGGCACATTTAGGCGGCGGTAATATAGATAAACGCATCGTATTTAAATGGCTAAAGAAAGTATTTGAATGTCCTGCCGATAAAATCATGCACAACGCACAATACGATGCAGGATGGATTCGTCGAGAAGGCTTCACGCTCAACGGACGCATCATCGATACTATGGTGGTCGCCGCCCTCATGGATGAAAACCGATTTAGCTATTCACTAAATTCATTATGTTTTGATTTACTCGGTGAGGTTAAAGGCGAAAAAGATTTAATCCAAGCCGCAAAAGAATTCGGACTCGATCCCAAATCAGAGATGTGGAAAATGCCTCCCATGTATGTCGGATACTATGCCGAGAAAGATGCTGAACTAGCACTTAAGCTGTGGAACTATTTTAAAATTGAAGTAGGTAAAAATGATCTATGGCAAATTGTAGATCTAGAATTAAAACTTCTACCCTGCTTAATCGATATGACATGGAACGGTGTGCGCGTTGACTTAGACGGTGTTGAGAAAACACGCGACGCCTTGATCAAGCGCGAAAAACAAATCATGAAACAAATTAAACAGCTGGTCGGCAAAGATGTAGAAATCTGGGCGGCACGATCACTTGCTGATGCTTTTGATAAAGTCGGAGTCAGTTATCCAAAAACTGAAAAAGGCGCACCGTCGTTCACGAAAGCATTCTTAACTGATCATCCTCACGATCTACCTAAGTTAATCGTTCAAGCACGTAACCTAAATAAAACTCAAGGTACGTTTATTAACTCCATCGCAAAACATGCCGGTAAAGATGGACGCATACACGGACACATTTCACAAATTAGATCGGACGACGGTGGCACTGTCTCAGGACGTATATCAATGTCGAATCCTAACCTACAACAAATACCGGCTCGCGACCCAGAACTCGGTCCCATGATCCGCAGTCTATTCCTACCCGAAGAAGGCGAGCAGTGGGCGGCTATTGATTTCTCGCAACAGGAACCACGGATCTTGGTTCACTATGCGCAAGTCTATGGTAAGTCGAGGGGTATCGAGCTCGGCGGCACACAGGACTTTGTTGATCGATACAACCAAAATCCCAACACGGACTTCCACTCGATGGTCGCAGAGATGGCAGGCATTCCACGTAAGCAGGCAAAGACCATTAATCTAGGACTGATGTACGGCATGGGCGTGGGCAAGATGGCAATTGAATTAGGGATCTCAGAAAGTGAGGCTAAAAGCCTTGTCCAGCAATACCACGAACGTGTGCCTTTTGTTAAAGGTTTGATGAACGGCGTGACGTCTAGCTTGAATAGACGCTCTTCGAGTGGCTCAGTGCGATCACTACTGGGACGTAAATGCCGCTTTGATCTATGGGAACCTGATACCTTCGAGATGAACAAAGCCCTACCTTTTGAGGATGCCGTCAAAGAATATGGTGACACCTGTCGCCTAAAGCGTGCCTACACCTACAAAGCCCTCAACCGATTGATTCAGGCGTCCGCCGCGGACATGACTAAGAAGGCAATGATCGATATCTATGAGACCGGCAAAATTCCGCTCATACAAATTCACGATGAAATTGCCCTTTCTGTTAAAGACGCTGATGAAGCCCGTCAGTATTCAGCAATGATGGAACAAGCCGTGCCCCTCGAGGTGCCCAATAAATGCGACATCGACCTCGGACCCAGCTGGGGCGAGTGTGAAGAAATTTAAAAAAGTCAATGGGGGATAAATAAGCTATTTAATCCCCTTGACATTTATAGGATTTATCGCATATCATTAATTGTGAGACTACTCATCTCACCAGCCAGCCAAAACTTGAGGATGGTTGACACTGCTATTCCCGCAGGTCTCCTTGCATTACCTGCGGGGTTTTTTAACCAACAATAAAAGTAAAAAAATGGATACAGATAAGTGGAAGTCGGTACTAGTACCGCGAAAAATTTACGACGAGATGAAGTTAGTTTGCAAAACCGAAGGACGAACGATCACGAACCAACTACAATTGATGTGGCGCGTGTACCGCGATTCGGAGTTTCATAAAAAAAATGACGCTGTTGATCCACTACGTAAGGCGGGCCTGTGAAAGGCGCGATAAAAAAGAAAATACATATAAATCAACATGTTATTCGTGAAAATGCAAAGACCGGAGAAAACAAACCAGTGATCACGGTCAAGACGTCTAAGTCAAATCACTACGCACATGAAGTCGAAATACTCGGCAGGTCTAAGGTCATCTATTCGCCGGATAAACCGCTATCCTGCGGCGCGAAAGTTTGGATCGAAACCAATGCCGACGTCATATTAAAATAAAACTGAGGAATAAAACTAACTATGTCAGAAAAACACATCTTCATAGGACTTACCTATGAAATCATCGACGAATACAAAACATGGCTCGAAGCGCAAGGTGCCACAAAACAAGAATCCTTCGCCTACGCACAAAGACTACAGGACTTCTTCGACGATCCGAAGAT